CGGTTATATTTCCGCCTAATCCAGAAGCTCCGCTAAACGTCACTGAATCGCCTAAGATTACTCCGTTACCCGCGTCTGTAACCGTAATTGTCGTTGACCCATTTACCGCAGAAAAGGTCGCGGTATTGGTGGTCGTTAGCCTGATAGGTGTGATGTCGTTGTAAGAACCGCCTTCTTCAATATAGAATTTCAGGTGCGTCCCCACCCCCATGTATTTAGAATTGTCCGATGCGACCCACGCATGAAGGGAGCGGCAAACCCCCGCAAAGGTCTGTGAAGCGTATTTAGTCCAACCGCCCAACTTTTCGGGAAACCCGAACCGAAACCGGACTTTATCGCAGTCAAGCCAACCGCCCTCATTGGTATAGGGGGTTACCTCGGTATTGATGCCCGGTTTAAATTGAAGCTTACTGAGCGGCATTGAAAACGCCCTAACCTTGGAGTTCCGGCCAATCGAACAAGACACCAGACTTAGTGGCCGTCCCGTCATCTGCGACCGTATACGTCAGGAACAGCGCAGCGATGGCGTCGGTCGTCGCGGCCTGTGTGATCTGGTCTTCCATCGCCGCAGCGGCCAGCCTGATTTCGTTGCGCCACTGCTGGATCGCGGCAGGTACGTCGATGTTGGTGTCGGCCTTGCGGATCACGGCCCAGTCAGTCTGCGCCAACAGTGCGCCCTGCTGCGTCTTGACCTCCGCGATCAGCGTTGACTTAACGCCGGGTGTGACCACCTGAACGCCATCGTCGTCCAGCAGCGGATCACCGTTTGCGTCCACCTCGTTTACGTCGTCCAGCGGCTTTGCCGTGCTGTTGACCGTGCCGTCGTCATTATATGACCAAGTGTACAACCGGCTGTCAGGATGCGGCTGTTGCACGATCTCGGTGATGCCAAGCTGCGCTTTGCGCTCCGCGCTGTAGGTGTGCCACGATGCCGGATGCGTGACGCCGGTCTGATCGGTCCACGCCTTGCCCGGTCGAATGGTTTGCCCGTGGCAGCATTTAAATATAGTCGTCATGGGGGCCTCCTATCGGGCGGTAGCTGTTTTGAATGGTGATTCGGCGAAGGCCATGTAGACCAGTGTACCGACATTTGGCTGGGCTGTAGTGCGGAGTTTGAAGCCATTAGACAGAATATCCACTCTATCTCCAGTGGTGTCTTCAAAGTCGGTCAAATTTGCGAAAAGTGCATTTTCGACTAAGTTATATGGAGACCTTTCGGAATCAACCATCATCCAATCCCCTGTGCTGTCCGTTCTCTTAGTCATGATAAATGCAGGTTTGAATCCTGTGTACACAAAAGGACCATCTGTTGAGCTATTGCCCGTGTAGCTGCCGAATTTGGAAAAGCCTTCTACTTCTGCGAAGCAATATACAACGTAGTCTCGTCCCGTTGCATTAACTTGAGTTTCATTTCCTAAAGTAAAAACTGAACTTGTCGGAGCAGTGTTATTCCATCGGTTACTAACCGTAAAGGCGGCGTCAGTTGTAAAGTACATGAATTTTGTTGGGCCTAAAACATCGTGATAAATGACCCAGTTTTCTATAACATCCCTATCTTTAAGGATCATCATCTTAGGAACTGCACCAAGGCCATGACCTACAGTTGCTCCTGATGTAGAGTTGCCAACGTAACCAACAACACTAAAGCCACTGGTAGTATTGGCTAACACCGTAGACGTGATGCTGCCATCGGTGTTGCTGCTTGTTGTCAGGCTATCGTTGAGCCACTGCCATGCCACGTAGCTTTCACCACTGGTGTTTACCTCTACATCATTGCCAACTTCAAAACCATTTTTCAGGAAGCGAGTTAGTGTGTTTGGATTGGTAACTTCAGCATTATAAACATTTGAATGCAGGTCTTTTGTTGCACCACGCACTGCATCAAAGAGCATGTGGTTGTCTGCGGCGTCACGGTTCTTGATCCAGACAAATGCAGATAGGTCGCCATTGCTTAGTGGGAGGTTGTCGGTGCTTATGGATTTATATCCAGATGGAGTTGTTGACCAATCTGAAGAATTAAATCTCATTTCCCAAGAGGCGTGTGTACCACTACCAGCATCATAGAAAACAGTTGGAACCATCAGTCCGGTAAGACCAGTTATAGCGGGTGTTCCCGAATTTTGTATTGTTCCATCAACACTGAAAAAAAGTTCTCCAGCCTTAATATAAACCCCAATTACCTTATTAGCAGTTCCAGCCCATACATCTCCATATGATACTCCAGTGCCTTCAGCATCAAACTGTCCATTGCTGCCAGTATAAGCATATCTGCCCGTAGTATTACCAGACATGCCGGAGCCTGTTGGTATATCTGCTAATGTTCTTATTCCAACATTAGGATACGTCGCAGCAGTTGTAACTTTTGCCTCAAAGTAAAAACCTTCTTCGTCTTGCGGATCAAAAGCAATTGTTCCTATTGCTGCTGCGTCTCCTACAGCATTTGTAAAAAGGTTACCTTGACTTAAAGTATAAGCATCAATTCTATTTGCATCTAATACACTTTGATTATTAGTCGGGCTGTCAGTTACCTGATCCGCCGCAGCAAGACCTGACTCAGTCCAGTTATTGCCATTGCCAGAGGAGTCAGTACCAGCGCCGCTGCCAGTACCCGGTGCAGTTTCCATGTCAAGGTAGAAGCCGTTGGTCCCGTAGCTGCCAGAGTAAGCCTTTGGAATCCATTTATTTGTTGATGCGTCTAGCTGACCGAAGTCAGATGCGTCTAGTGCTGTGCCGTCGATGAAGTGCGTCTCGGCTTGGTATAGGTCACTATAAAGCATAGCAAGACTATATCCATTTCGACCGAGATAATGGGGCTGACTGCCCTTGTTTATATTACCTTCAAAATTAAGAGGCGGCTGTACTTCAGTGGAAAAGGATGTGATTCTTTCCCCATTGATCCAAAGCTGAAAACGATTTGACGAAGTAGCATCAGTTGTATCAACTCTGGCTACCACATGATACCAAGCACTTGCGTCTTTAAAAACTTGATTCGTTATTATTCTATTGCTGCTTTGGTCTTCAATCCGTAACCTGAAGGCACTGTCAATGTAAATCAACTGATAAGCAGATGCACCGGAACTAATCCAACTGCTGAATAGCGTATTGTCTGATTTTATAGTGGCGAACTTAACCCACGTCGAAAATGTCCAAGTTTTGCGGTTTCCGGCACTGGCAAAGGTTTTTGTTAGATACGCCGAGTCATCGTCATTAAAAATAACACTGTTAGGCACAGTGTAAGTTTCAGTAATAGGCTGGAACTGACCTACACGTTGTCCGCCGCCGTTGCCTTCATACAGCACGGTGTTGAAGTGTACTGCCGGATTGGCAATGATTGGGTCGTCTAGGTTGGCGGTGGACAGGGCTTTGAAGCCTGTTGGCGGGGTGTAGGTAAAGCCTCCAGTCTGTCCAAAGTTTACCTGCATGTCCGGAGGTGACGCACCATCCTGTATCCACAACTTATACTGAACATCTGTTAGTCCAGTAATCTGACTACCTGATTGGCTGTTATTAACATACAAATCCAAAGTCAAATTATCAGCATCAAAAGCTAATGCAATAATGTCTCCATCATTTACGGCAGTTCCTGTTGTAGTATTAGAGTTATTTTTCTTTAGCTGCCCGCCACGTTGTTGTCCTGCACTGATTGCTGCGTGATCGGTAAAACTCTGATTATAGTTTACCGATGCGTCACAGATACCAAAGAAATGTGCACCAGCAGTTCCGGTGTTAATATCATTACAATCAATCTCAACATACCATTTACCGGTTGTTGGAAAAGCAGGAGCATGGGTATTAGTGCTATTACCGCCTTTATTTTGAAGATTACCGTTTGCTAACGTGCTGTTGCTATCTAAAGGCGTTAATGTCCAATAGTTATCACTAGGCGTATCCAGCATCTGGTCTGTGGTGGTTAGTCCGCTGCTGGTAAAGTCATTGTTGTTGCCTGAGAAGTCTTCACCCAGATCACTGGCTGTCTCGCCTGTGATGTGGAAACCGTTGGTTCCGTAGCTGCCTGTGTATGCCTTGGGTATCCACACGCCGTCGTCGTTGTATTCACCAAAGCTGTCCGGACCTAATGCTTGACCGTCGATGAAATAGATTTCGGCCATGTAGCCGTCAAAATAACGATCATTATTGCCTGATCTTCGGCCAATGTTGTGAATTACATTTTGATTGAAATAAACCCAACTTGAATAACTGCTCCGATTATCTGTTGACCAGCTAGTAATTTCTGATCCATTCCAATAAACTTTTAATTTTTCGGAAGCAATTGCGTTGTCAAGATCACTTTCAACAACTAAATTTCCCCAACCTGATGGATCACGAAAAACTTGATTGCTGACCAAAATGCTAGAGCCAGATCGGACAATTCGTAAAGTACCGTTGCTTTGAAATTGTATCCAATCGTGGTTGCCACCCGTACCTGCAGACAAGATAACTCTGTCTGTTCCTAAATTACCTAGTTTCAGCCATGTTGATAGCGTCCAGTCTGTAGCAGAGCCAGAACTGCTTGGTGTCCGGCTAAGGTAGGCCGAGTCGTCGTCATTAAACCGGATCGACTGATCGATGGTGTAACCACCGCCAGCCGCCTTGGATGTGCCTTGGATAATGCTCATTATGCAAACACCGCGCTTGTGACGACATAGGCGTCCGTGCCGTCGTCGTAATACGAAAGCCAGTATACCCCAGCGGTGCTGATCGTTGTGGCTAGGTCAGCATCGCCCTTGGTCGTCGCCGCCAAGCTGATCGCGTGACCGCCGCTGTTGTCGAGCAGGATGTTGCCCGACTGTCCGGCGGTGTGGTTCGTGAACGTCAGCGTGCCAGTGCCGGTGGGGGTACACTTGAAGTTATTCGTGACTGACAAATCCAGCGACAAGTCATTATCGACGGTGATCGTGCCGCGCTGGCTAACGGTGAACGTCTGAGCCGCGTCGGTGACCGCGTTATTGGCGTCATACGCTTGCACATCTGTGCCGATCACAAGGCCGAGGTTCGTGCGAGCGGCTGCGGCGGTAGAAGCTCCAGTGCCGCCGTCAGCTACTGCAATGTCCGTTGTTAAGCCGCCTAGAGAAGTAATATCGGTGTTAGCGCCGCTGGCGGCTGCGCCAAGGTTGGACCTAGCGCCCCCAGCGGTGCTGGCCCCTGTGCCGCCGTCCGCTACGGCTAGGTCTGTAATTCCGGTGATGCTGACGCCCGTGATGCTTCCGCCCGTGATGTTAACGGACGACATAGCAAGGTTGGCCGTGAAATCGCTGACCGCGGCCCCGGCCCCGGCCCCGTCGCAATAGATGATCTTTGCGTCGCCGTTGGCAACCGTGACATTGCCTCCCGACCCCTGCGTGAAGACGGCGCTCTGCCCCGAATTGTTATAGACAAGGTACATCTTGTCCTGATCGTTCGGGCTTACCGTAATAGTGTTCGTGCCGGAAGGCGATCCTCCTAGCACCAAAACTCGGTACATGCCTTCACTAAGCGCCCCGTCAGCAGTAAGTAGAGTGTGTGTCGTACCCGTGAGGGTGATCGGCCCCACGCCGCCCATGACGCGGTCTACGATATCCATGTTGATATTAAGGGTATCCCCCCACGTACCCGACTGGTCGCCGGTCGCGGGCTTTTCGATGCCGGAATTAGCCGTGTACGTGGAGGTCATCTAAGTTAGTCCCTAGTCTAAAGCCGATTATATTTTACTTTGCTTTTAGCAAAGAGTTAAGCCCCTTCTTCTGGCGCGAGCGCAGCCTTCAACATGTTGACGAAGGCTTCCTTGCCAATGCTCAACTGGTCTAGGTTGAACCGGGCCGACGAGATTTTGCGATCCAAATCAGCAATGTGGTTGACCATCGTCTGCTGCTCTGCGGTCATATCTTCGTATTGGTACTCAACGTCGTCAATTATAATGGGGGTCTTTTCATTTTTTCCCATTTTTCGCTCCTATGCTATGCGGCGGTTAAGACGCCCACGGAGTGCCGCTTCCCTCCGTAGGGTTTTCGACAAGCTGCAACTGAGCAGCTACGTTCGCCTCAATAGAGGCTACTTCTTCTGTTCCGAGGGCGTCCTTCGTCCACTGAAGTGCCTGCGCCTCGGTGATATCGGCATAGGGCGTGAAGTTCGACAGGTCGTCAGTCGGGATACCCACGGAGCCGTAGACTCGTGCCTGATTGCCTTGATCATCAGAATCAATGCACTGCCAGTGAGAGTTATTGACCACGTCGGATTCGTTGTCGAGAGATAAAGCGTAATCAAGCTGTACGATAGACCAAGTGAGTGCCATTTGTTTGCTCCTATTTTAGGGATAAGTTAGAATCAGACAAGCGCTGCGCTAGTGGTGACATAGGCGTTCGTGCCATTGTCGTAATAACTCAGCCAATAGACGCCAGCCGTCGAGATCGTCGTCGCTAGATTGGCATCACCCTTGGTCGTTGCTGCCAAGCTGATCGCATGTCCGCCGCTATTGTCCAGCAGAATGTTGCCGCTCTGACCAGCCGTGTGATTGGTAAACGTCAACGTGCCGGAGCCGGTAGGTGTACAGGTAAAGTTATTCGTGGCCGACTGATCAAAACTGAGGTCATTGTCCGTGGTCGGCGGATTGTAGGCAGCGTTGACGACTTTGACGCCGCCATCGCTTTCGATGCGCAGACGTTCTGAGCCATTGGTATATCCAATAAGATAACCTGATGCTCCGCTATAACCTTTCCAAGCTGCAACTGATGATGTTCCCCATTCTACATTATATCCATTATCGGAACGAACATTACCGCCTGAAACTGTAAGTTTAGCGGAAGGTGACGAAGTACCAATGCCGACATTACCGCTGCTGTCGATGCGCATACGTTCGGTATTATTAGTTGTGAAAAGAAACGCATTTGGATTAAGCGTGCCTATGTCCAAATCTTTTGAGTTTTCTGTACGTAAAATAATACTCGTAGAGGCAATCCAATATGCTTGGCGAACACCAGTGTCGTAGATAGATATGTAAGGAGTATTAGTGCCTTCAAAACGAGCAACTTCGTTCGAAGCACCGCTTGAAACATGAAGCCTTACTGCGGGTGACGTAGTACCAATCCCAACATTACCGGTGTAGGTAATACGCATACGTTCAGTAGGTGTTGCTGAACTATTCTGCGTACCTAATAACAAACCGCTACCAACGCCTTGAGTGAGATAGCCGCCGATTGCGCCGCCAAAGTTAGACGCTTTTTCAACCTTTAGCCATGTGCGTGATTCACCAGACTCAGCAGCTGCTGAATAAAACCGTCCAGCAATATAATCCGTACCCGTTGACGAATTATATGTATCAAATAAATACACCGGCGAACTTGTACCAATACCGACCCTGCCGCTGCTGGTGATACGCATACGTTCTATTGCTTGCGTAAGAAAACGCATATAATCACTTGCGTGATTGTACTGAACTACACCACGGTATGGTTCACTTCCTGCTGTTCCATCAGCAAAATAAATACTTCCGCTTGTGGTTGTATTTGAAGCAATGGTAATTCCAGCATTTCCATTTTCATAAACAACAAGGTTGTTTGCGGAAGCATCATAAGAACTAGGGGAGCTAGTCCCAATACCGACGTTGCCGCTGCTGGTGATTGTTGCTATCTCAGACCCTGCTGCGGAAAATACATGCTTCGTTGCAGAATGATCATAACGATATACCTCCGTAGCATCCGCGCGTAGTTGGATATCGTTGGCTAGTGTGGCGTGTGCCCCGCCGTACAGGATAAGATTAGCGCCGTCATTTGTTGCAATACCTCCGCTGACAATAAGCACACCGTCATCGTCGTTACCCAGAATATTTGGATTAGAACCGCTAAAACCAATATTACCCCCGAAGGTGGCGTTGCCTATATTAAACTCATAGGCCGCAGCGTTAAAACGAAGGTTCTTAAAGGCTGCACCACTGCGGTCATACGACTGGATCAAGCCCTTATCACCTGCCCCGTCATAGAGGATTTCTACCCCCTTGCCACTAGGCGGGTAAGACGGAGTTGCTTGCGAAAGGATATGTTGGGTGCCAGTGAAGGTGGCGTTGTTCGTGGTTTTCTCGAATGCAACGAACGGCGTAGAGAACGAGTTACCAATTTTGAATTTATCGCTATCGTCATTGTCAATACCGGCATACACGTTCGTGCTATCGGTAGACCACCAGACGTAAGGATCAGCCGTCGAACTATCACTAACGTCAAGTTGGAGCCGGGCAGCAGATGCACCAGACGTTGCGGAGTTTTGAATTGTGAGACCAACCGTGCCGCCAACGGCACTCCGCGAAACTGTCGCGTCACCACTCGCCGAGAGGGTGCCAGCAACGTCTAATTTAGCGGAAGGTGACGAAGTACCTATACCAACATTACCGCTGGAGTCGATACGCATACGCTCTGTGTTGTTAGTGCCAAAACCTAACCATCTAGAGCCGGGTTGAGATAGATAACCGCCACCACTCACTTGGAAAATATCTATAGTATCTCCGCCAGTAGCGCCTACACGCAAAGCTCCAGATGACGTTCTTATGTCGCCAGCAACATCTAAAGCGTAAGCAGGACTACTAGTACCAATACCGACATTGCCGCTGGAGTCGATACGCATACGTTCATTTTGTCTATCATCAATTGTAAATGTGCTTGAACCATTACCATAGACAATAGAAGATGTGTTTCCACTACTTGAACTTACTAATTTTAGAACGGTTCTTGCTGTTGAATCGCCGCTAGTGTTTCGTAAAAGAAGTTGTGCATCACTATTTAAGTAGTGCGTTGATGCATGACTAATACTACTCTCTACTTGCAACTTAGCGGCAGGACTTGCTATACCTATGCCAACATTCTGGCTGCTGTCTATGGTGAGGGCAAGGCCAGAGGTGCCATTTGTATAGAATGACATTTCATCTGTGCTGTGAGCATACTGGATGATGGCCTGACGCTCAGAGTCGCTATCAGCAAAATAGATAATTCCTGTGTTGGTGTTTGGCGTCAAAATAGAAATACCAGCGTTTCCGTTTGACTCTAATACCAACTCATCAGCGTTTGCGTTAGCTATCGCCCCACTTGACCCAGTGCTAATAGTAGTCGCGCCAGCCGAGAGGGTGCCATTAACGTCTAATTTAGCGGAAGGTGACGAAGTACCAATGCCGACATTACCGCTGCTGTCGATACGCATACGTTCAGTAGAGGCAGTTTTAAAGCGTACTTGATCCGTTGCATCTAATTGGACATCTCCTCCAGCAACCGTAGAGAACACATTAACTAACGTGCCATCATAATAAATGCCTCGATTACCAGCATTTGCAAGATCAATAGTGCCACTAGCTGCTGATAAATTAACATCACCCGCGAAGGTGGCTGATGTGGCGTCTACAGTGAAAAGGGTATTGGCACCGTCATATAGAAACCAAGTGTCAGGCGACGCCGTGGAAGAACCACCAACACCCATATCCCAATTGCCTGCATTTGTACGGTATTGCACAACACTGTAGGCCGTGTTTGCAGAACTTTCTATGATGACTACTTGATTGGCTGACGTGCCGTCATAAACGTGAAGCTGTCCAGCAGGGGTCACACCACCGATACCAACATCAGCCGCGAAGAGGGCGTTCTGGTTATTATCAAGCACTAAAGACGCAGAATTAGCATTGGTCCTAAAACTCATACTATTGTCAGCGTTGTAATACCAAATGCCCCCAGCATTCTCGTCTGCGCTATCCCCAAAGAAGACTTGCGAATACCCCGCCGTGCCAGAAATAATGCTGAAATTCGCGTTGTCAGTCGTCGTCGCATTGGCAGAGATGTATGCACGGGTCGACGCATCCAACGTAGGCAGAGTGTCAGAGGCGTTTGTTTTAATCCATAGTTCACCCGCGAAGGTGGCGTTATTGGTACTTCCGTCAAAAGTAACGCCAGCCGCGTTACCAGCGCCAATGCTTAAATCTTCACTTCCATAGGTGTAAAAACGCCATGTCGGGTTTGCCAAAGACCCATCATCAACTTGAAGATACGCACCACCCCCAGATGATGTTGTAAACAAGGCAACCGTTTGAGCAGCAGCGGAAGTGTCACTGGCTGTGACAGTAAGCGGGTTATTTGCTGAAGACGTAATAACCGCCGTTCCTGAAACAAGATCGTTTGCATTCACGGTGCCTGTTGTAGTTAGGCTCGTGACAGTCGCAGCAGCCGCACTAGACCCGCCGATCACCGTGGCGTCGATGGTGCCGCCGTCGATGTCGATGTTAGATGCCGCAAACCTGTCCGTAAAATCGACTACCGCCGCGCCCGCGCCCGCGCCGTCGGCGTAGATCATCTTATTAGTGTTGTTAGCTACAGTAACATTGCCTCCCGACCCCTGCGTAAAGACCGCGTCCTGACCGCTGTTGTTGACGACAAAATAGAGCTTTGTCTGGTCGTTCGGAGACACCGTTATAGTGTTCGTCCCGGAAGGCGTTCCGCCAAGGACAAGAACACGGTACTGACCGTCAGTAAGCGTTCCGTCCGTGGTCGTCAGAGTGTGGGTCGTCCCGCTCAGCGTGATGGAACCAACGCCGGTCAATGACCGGTCAATAATGTCCATGTTAAGGTTGACAGTATCGCCCCAGCTCCCCGTCTGTTCGCCGTCAAGGGGCTTTTCTATGCCGCTGTTTGTTGTATAAGACGGTGCCATTTCTTAACTCCTCTATGCCGCTATGGGCAACCAAGCCGCGGACTGATCCGGTTCAATGCCTGCCCAAGACGCGGACTGGTCCGGGATTATCTGTCCCCAGACAATAACATTTCCAGCGGCCCCCGTCGCCGGTACCCCTGTCGGAACAATGACGGCGGTTCCCGTAACAACCACACTTCCTACAGAACCCGAAGCTCCCAAACCAGATACCGGGACATCCGCATCCGCAGATGCCTCTACGGTGCCCGCCGCCGCCGTCGCCGCCAGACCCGTAACGGACAGGTAATTGTTCGTTACAAGCGAGACACTTCCTACAGAAGCCGTAGCCTCCAACCCGGATACCGGAGCATTCGCCGCCGCGGATACCGCTACGGTGCCCGCCGCCGCCGTCGCCGCCAGACCCGTAACGGACAGGTTAGCGTCCGTTACAAGAGAGACACTTCCTACAGAAGCCGTAGCCTCCAAACCAGATACAGGGGCACTTGCATCCGCAGATACCGTAGCCGTACCCACGGCCCCCGTGGCAGATACTCCCGTTACGGCGACGTTCCCAACACCAAAGACCTCTACCGTACCCACGGCCCCCGTGGCAGATACTCCCGTTACGGCGACGTCGACGTTTTCAACAGCAAAGACCTCTACCGTCCCAACAGAAGCAGTGGCGCTGACCCCAGTTACGTCGATATTGAAGATGACCCGTACATCTACGGTTCCAACCGCACCTGTTGCGGAAAGACCGGTTTGGGGCACATCTGACGCACCGGACGTCGTTACGGTTCCGTCGGAAGATGTCGCGGACAGACCCGTCAGGACAACGGGAATAGGCCTATTCCAAGGCCCCTCGCTCCACGAACCGCGGCTCCACCCGTTTAGAGAGGTATTCGCCACGGGAAGAAACCTACTAAGCTATGCGGATGATCGCGTTAGAGGCGTCCGCAGTCGGGAACTGAATCGTGAAGTCACCCGCGGTTGAAGTTTTATCGCCGCCAAACGCAAGAACAACGACAGACGGATCACCCGCTGCGGTGTCGTTGTAGATCAACGCGCCGTTTGCCGTAATCGTCGCGGACGAGAACGTCAAGTCTGCAAAGTCTGTAAGTGCTGTCGTCCCGCTCGTGGTCGGCGTGACATTAGTGAGCGTACCGCCTCCCGCGCTATAGCCGGTACCGCTAGTCTCGTTCGTCGCCGAGTACGCGGTGGTCGAGGCGTCCAGCGTTGCGGAGCTTGTATATAGCGCTAGTTTGAACGTGTTACCAGTGCTCGCGGTAAAATCATGCGTAGCGGTCATCAGCTCTTTTTTGAAAGACGTACACATTGCCTGTGAGATTGCCATCTCAGAGTCTCCTTATCAACTCAGCCAGTTCGGGGTGGCCTGCATCGTTCAAAGCGTTGAAGACCGTAGTCCTATCACTCTTTATAGCCTCCCGCATGTAAAATGACAACAAGCTTTCTAGTTTGTCGCGGTAAGCAAACGCTTGTTCTCTAATAACAGGAGGCGCATCCATGGAGACGGAGATGATCTTCTCCGCGCACCGTTTTGCGACTTCCTCCGGTGTAAATCCGCGGTTTTTAGTCGTCTGCACCGTCACGCGATAGTCCGGGGAAATATCTATCTTTGCGGCAAACATCAGGTCCTCGGCTGGCTAGGGAGACCTTTACGATAAGCATCCGTGTTCTCGCGGGCTTCCGCAAAATCTTTAAGGCGCATCAGCGACTCTTGGAAGCGCTTCTCATATGCTCCCATGACGTCTTGCTCGCCCTTCATGTAAATATAACCCTCAACCAGAGAACCGTACAAAAGAGCGTTCGGAGCATTGATACTCAACCACGTTGTACCGCTCTCGGAGCCGTCCGTCAGACTAGCAGGGCGGTAGTAATAATGTAGCTCGACGTTATAATCGCTATCTGGGGTGGGGGCGATCAAGAAGTTCGAATCGTCAAAAAGAGCGTAAAACTTTGGCGTTCCTGTAGAACTCGCAGCGGGCCAATACTGCTGAAGGAAGTTTACGTCCTTTATCAACAGAAACTCGCTAGAGCCTGCGTTTGAAATCGACAGGGAAAACGCAGACAAGAAGTCTGGTGGTGCGGCAAGGTATTTATTTGAGGTTGTCATCGTCGCGGAGGCGTTCTTTCGAAAGTTCTCCAGATCAACCAGCTTGAAGATGCGCTCCTCCGCCGCCCGAATGAATACGGGGAGATTGTTGACGAAGCTTGTTTCGGAGTTTTCCGAAAAGTCTTGGATAGCTGTTTTTAGCTGCGCGTACGTAAAACTCATGTTGTCACCACCGCCACAAGGCCAACAACGCCCTGTGCCTTAATATCCGGTTTCCCCTGCGGAAACGAAGACGCCCCCACGTAGACGACCAAAGGCTCTACTCTGTCTGGGCGTGGGTTGTAAAGCGCTTGCGAGTCAGCAACTTCTTTAAAGGGCCCTAATTGCGGGTGCTTGGGCTCCCACTCGTCCTTGCCTACTAGTGAGCCTGTCCACTCTTTACGCATGTCAACGTAACGATACCTAAACCCGGACCTGTCCGATATCGCGTAGGAGTTCTTTCCTGAAGCAAATCTAGCCATATTAAGTACGATAGTAGCTGTAGCTGGGAGATATCTGGAGAGAGGAGCGGTCGCGGTCCTCCTGCATAGCGCGTTGTATTTCTTCTTCGTAAACGGCTTTCAGCAGGTTTGTTCTTTCCGGCGAAAATTTCATAGACAGGTAGTAAGCAAGACCCGCCGAAACACAAGGGTAGAATCGAAAAGGAACCTCAACAGTATTAGTCTGGGTGTCCGCATCATCCATGCGAACAAGCCTATCCAGAACCAACTCATACGAAGAACTAGCGTCCGGCGTCGGCCACAACTTAATAACGGGCGTAATCTGGCGGTCTACGTAAAACTGGACCGGACGACCCGTGGAAAGCTTGTTCGTAAGGTTAAGGTACGCGTCGCGGCCAATCCGCGTGATGTTCAAATCGGACTGGTTACTACTTCCAGAGTTTTGACGGATTACCGCGGAGAGGACATCAATAGATGCCTGCGTGTCCTCAAGAGATACCGCAGACGACACTGTCGCAGTAGACCCCGACGTTCCTCCGGTGATGGTCTCACTAGCCGCAAAGGTACCGTCCGGCACGGTAATCGCGAGAACCGTAGCAGAATTGACGTTGGTTACATACGCCGTCGCGGCGCTCGTGCCGCCTGTTATCAATTCGCCATCCTGAAAACCCGTCGTAGAGTTAACAGTCATTGTTACTGTACCGACCGGGTAGTCCGCAACACCACTCGCCAGCGCCACCGTTTTCTGGTTTATGGTCCAACGATTTATGCCGCGATTAGCCCACTCAGCAAGAAGCAGGTTCAGCGACCGCTTCGCCGTGCGAAGGTCGTAGCCCGTGCGAGCCTCAAGCCCGCAGCGCTCAAACGCTTCTTCGATATGCTCGTTTACATCAAGCTCGAAGTTCTTGCTGGAAGAAAACGCCACTTAATCACTTCCCTTTTTTAACCATGCCGCCGCCACGCATCTTCTTAACCATGCCGCCGCCACGCATCTTCTTAACCATGCCACCGCGCATCTTCTTGACGGGCTTCTTTGCTTTACGGGGTTTCATCGCCATTTGTCAGTCTCCTGTACAATTCTTCTCTATGAGCATAGAGGTCGGTGTTTTCAAAAACTTCGAAGCTTCGGTCGTAATACCCCATAGCTTTAAGGGTTTTTGACTTTTCGTGTAGCGATTTAAGTCTCTGCACAAAAATGATAGCATACTTTTCATCTACTAGAGGAGAAAAAGTTCCGTCGCCCAACAAGTCGTCTGTGTCGTCATCGGGATGAAAACCCATAACCCAAACGTCCTGTTGGCCTACGATACCCTCTGAGATGGCTTCGTTAAGGTCGTGTATGAAATCCTCGAAGTCTTCCGGGTCTTTCTTATAAGATAGATCAACCACCATAATGACCTCGAAGCGGTCATCAAAGCCAGCGATTGTCTGATAAAGGCACAGGTTGTCGTCCTCCGTCTTGAAGACAAACCCCACTTTATCCTCCTCCCAAGCCTTCTTAGCGTAAGGACATGCGGGCAGGTTGTTAAAGAAAGGGGAGGGACTCTCTAGGGCATGCTTAGACCACGCCCTGAGTTCTTGTTTTATCTGTTGCTCAAGCATGTCAGGTATAAAGCGTTCTTTTACGGCGGTTCGACATCACAGCGCCACACCCCTTGTTAAGCTTACGGTAGGGGGCTCCGACAACTACTCCTCCCGCAGCCGCTCGTGTAACTTTTGCAGCTTCTGTATTAGCCACAACAGTCCTGCCGCGAGAACCTCCCTGCTTTTTCTTACGAGCCGTAGCGGCACGTTGAGACTTCGACAAAGACGCTGCTTTAGCCCTTGGTAAGCATCGGTCAGGGTTCTTTTTATTCTTTGAAGTCCCGCACTCGCCCGCGATATTACCGCTGCTATCAATTCTGACCCACTTTTCATCAACCCACTCCTGTAATTTTCCCATGATTACGACTTCTTTCTCTTCTTCGAGGCTTTCGCGTAGTTAGGGTCCTTGCAGTATTTCGAAGCCGCTAAGTTTGCATAAGCTGACGGGTACGTGTCAAACGTACGTTTTGCCCAAGCTTTACCAGCCGGGCATATCTTACTACCCCGACTCTTGGATGAAACCGATCCACCTTTACGAAAGTAAGTGAGCTGGGGTTTACTGGGTTTGGGTCCTGTCCGAACTTTTGCCATCAACACTCACAACATTACGAGATTGAATAAACTGTTCCCACATGGGTTTTATCATACGATAATTTTCGTCAACCTTGAGAGCCGTTCTCTCGGTCCGCTTGTCAACGTCTATTAAAGTAGACGCTTGCCAACCGAGCAAGCTCAAAAGAGCAGTTAGAACAGCCGCAAGAAGAACACTTAAAACAGCCTTATCCATTAACATTTCCACCGTTTACGGGCCTGCCGAAGGCGGCTGTTCGGGTTTTTGGCGGCTTCCGGGAACTTCTTCATCTGTCCCGCGGACCTAGCGCAATAGCTTTTGCGGCGCTTAGCCGCCGTAGACCCTTTCTTTACCTCACCGGTGACTGCGGTCTTTAACTTTGATCCCGGATTTAGCTTTCGATAAGCGGCAACACCCTTCTTGGTCATACCTGCGCCGGATTTTGTAGAACGGAAGTTCTTTTTATTCCGGGGAGGCATTTTAGCTTTTGCGCGGGGCATCAGGGCGTCTCCTGAATAAGGTATCCTTCTCCAAAGATACCCACCTCTGCCGTAGAGCTACTTAGCTTAGCTTGAAACTCTAATGTTGTCTTTGCGGGAACCTTAAAAGGAAGAATCCGCATAATGTCCATCCTTTGAGCAAACGTGGTCGTTGCGACATTAAAGACGCGACCGTCGCTAAAGGTGTTTTTATTGTTAAAGGTAACGAACTTACTCGCCCCTGTAGCCGTAGCAGAAAAAGCGTCGATCCTAGCAAGGTAAAAACAGAAACCTGCTGGAACAGTATAGATCGCGGCTTGGTTCCGGCCCGTTCCGGCGGTTATTTGCGCGTAGACGACACTAGATATTTTTGCCGTCACATTTCCGGCACAATTCCCGGATATCGTTACAAAGCCGTTTATCGCCTTAAAGCTTTGAGTCGTGGTTATTGTCGAAGTGCCGTTTAAGGAAATGTTCTCGGTAATTTGATTATAATCAGCATCCAACCCCTGCAACTGAACTACTTGAGACGTATCAGCAGCATCGCTGCTGGCAACATCTAACTGAGCAGCTGTGCTAATCAAAGGCAGAGCGTTGGTATTGGCAAGCTCCCAAGGGGTTCGATAATCCGTGCCTATAGCTGTTGCGGTTCCGAATATGTTTACAACCGAGTGATACGAAATTTGCCCGCGAGAAACCTGAAGCTCAAACGGTTCGCTAGTGCCTACGCGGGTAATTGAGCTAACTTCACGAGCCATCAGTGAATTACCTTATCTTCGGAGTCCGAGAGAACTTCGTTTAACCAGTAGATAAAATCCGAGGCTTCTTCAGGACTGGAAAAGCCGCTAAATTTTACAAAAATATCTGGAGTATCCGAGTCCTCAACAACAACGTGATAGGTGCCCGACATAACACCACCCCGGGAGTTAAAATCGGGCACCGTCCACGTTCCCACGGATTAACAATAAAACACGGTCAACGCGGTTATGGCTGTTGCGCTAGAGACGTATATATCGCTAACCCTAATGCCGTCCGCGGGGATGTTGACCGAGTGTGAGTCAGATGCAAGAAAATCCAGATCAAGAACGGTTGCGCCGCCATTGCCATTAGTAATTGTCAACCGAGGCGTCCCTGTAGTGGTCAGGACCTGTATCTGACGGATACGCGCAGGACCCACACCAGCAGACCCAGTGCCCGTCAAACGCGATGCTTTTACGTCAGAACTTGCCATAAGATGGCTCCCTATTAACCAGCAGAGACGGTTACGACGCCGCTGTTGCTCCACAACTGACCTGCAACAGAGGGGTTGGAAGTCGGGAGATCGCTGATGATCACAACACTGTTCGTGCCGTCATGCGTAATAGAAATGTTGGTGGTCACCGCGCCCGTCGAGGCGTTCTTGGTGATGTCTTTGAAACCGTTTTCGGAACGGACGGGACCGTTAAAAGTCGTATTAGCCATGTGTGTCTCCTGTCGAGGCTAGGGTCGGTCGTTTAAATGACCGTCAGGTAACTCCGATATATTACGCAAAAAAGAAGGACGGCACAAGGCCGTCCTTCTCAATCGCTATGAGCGACTGCTTACGCAGCACCAGCGGTTCCGAAGACACAACGCCAGTCGGAGACACCGAACGAGTAACGCTCACGCGCCTTGAAGCGCATGTTACCCGTGTCGAAGTCGCCTTCCATGGCGGTCTTCAGCGGCGAACGGTTAAAGTATTTAAAGCCGTTCGGCGCGTCCGTTTTGATGAAGAACGCGTCCGTGTCGGTGAGGAAGTGGTTAACCACCGCACCTTCCGGAAGCATGCCCATCGAGCGGACTGCGTTGGTGTCATTGTCAGCCGTCCCGCTACGCAGGTTGCTGTTAATGACACGCTCCGCAACAAACTGAAGCTCTTTCGGAATGATGAGCTTCTGTCCGCGGACCGCAATCTTCAGGCCACGTTCGTCGGTCAGGCCAGCAATGTCGATCAGCATCTGCTCCAGCGACGTCTCATTGAGGTCCGCTGCAACAGCAAGCTGGTTACGCTGGTTGCCCGACAGCGACGGATGAGCGGACGAGCACAGGGCTGCGCCATCACCAATCGCGTACGTGGTGTCGAAAGCGTTGTTAAGGATAGCCGCAGCTTTGATCTGCTTGGTCTGAGCCATCGAACGAGCCAGAGCCTTCGTGTAGCGGCTTGCGAGCCGATCATAAAGGTTGTCTTCGATAGCCTCTTCCGTGATCGAGAAGGCCAGAGCAATCGTCTCGTGCGTGTAACGAGCAGTATAGGTTTCCTGCGCGTCATCGAACGAAATTGCACCGCCTTCGTTTTTCACGGGAGCAGTTGAGAAGCCGCCGAGCATCACCTCTTCTTCAAAGGCACGGTCCGAAGACTCTTCTTCAAAGATTTCCGAATGCTCGTTTTCGTAGCGGTCGTACTCAAGACCAAAAAGAGCATTAAGGCCGGGCTCAAGCTCTTTAGCCAGTTGGGCTCTTGAAATAGCCATTAGTCAGCCCTCCTTAAATGCCCGTGGAATCCGCGGTGGTCTGGGAATCAAACCGTCGCGTTCCAGCGTTGAAATGAGCGTTCAGGCGCACAATCAGAGGGATACCTGCCGCGGTGTAATCGCTATTGGCGGCATCATCCATGATGCCAACGATACGAAGCGGGAGGGTAGCCGTCGTGTTGATTGAGCTAACACTGAGCGCAGACGAAGACCGGCCAGTATCCGTTGAACCGGCACGAGCCGAAGTGCCGAGAGACGCGTTTGCAAAAATCGCGGCCACAGCAGTGGCACGGTTCGTAAGCGAGGCGTCACTCGCAACCTTGAACAACTGATTCGGGTCATCGGCAACGAGAGCTTTGACAGGATGGTTCGTGTCAACGCTAACCGAGCCGGAACCGGGCCAGTAGTTAAGGAAAGTAGTTTTCTTCGTCACCGAGTCTACGTACTCAACACCCATCAGAACGCCAAGCGCCTGAGTGGTGCCCCCGCTTGTCGCACCGGCGTAATCAATTACGCCAGCGGACGTGGGAACAACAATACCACCGTTATAGATGGGATTGGTGTTGTTCGACGCAATCTCATAGGTCGTAAGACCCGTCGAGTTCGCGCCGGAGCCGACTAGACCG